AGGTTTACCTCCCGTCGATGTCGACAAAAAGCGAAAGCAAAGAGCTGGAGCTCGCCAAGCGGTCAAGGAAGATGGGCTAGAGTCCAATACTTTCACTACCTATGATCACGAGGTTAAATTCGAGAACATCAAAGCGAACGTCAATGTTTGCCGTGTCAAAAATGACGACCCAGAGACAGGAGTCGGGGTTGCTAAAGGCGCGATATTGGCTGGCGTTCCGCTCACTGTCCCGAGCAATACGGCTGCCGCGACGACACATGCTATGAAGAAGAGGTGTGATTACAAACCTTCTCTCAAAAACATTGATTCCTTCAAAACAGGGCATGACATTCTTATGTCAAAGTTCGATAAGTTGGAAACAATCCGAGTGGACAAAGATCTCATGGATGAGTACTTTGCCACATGTGCTCCCGGTAAGGCGAAGAGACTCTTGGAGGCGTTGGATCAAGCGCAGTGGAACAGTGAGATGGATACAAAACATGTGTTCGCGAAACAGGAAGTGCTCTTGAAGGACCATAAGGCACAGCCGCGCGTTGTCTACCAAGGAACTGACATGTACAACGCGTTAACTGGTCCTGTTGTTATGGAGCTCAACAACAGGATGAAACAGGTTTTCTCAATGTCCAACCCCAAAAATACTGGCAATATCGCACTGTACGCGTGCGGGATGCGTGGGGAGGAGTTGGGTGAAATCATGGAGCAAGCCAAAGGGAATCCTATCGAGAGCGACGCAAAGAACAACGACGGAAGCCAACCGAAAGAGCTTCGCAAGTATGAGGCGATGTTCTATCGAAAATTGGGAGCCCCGGACTGGTTCGTTAGGGAGTTTGCGCGCACGAACAAGGTAAGAGTGTGGACCCGGTATGGGATCTGTGCACCAATCGAGGGTCAGCGTTGGTCAGGGGAGACAACAACGACCACCGGCAATTCGTACACGCATATGGCATTGATGCAGGCTGCGCTGGAGTGCGCCCGTATCGAGAACTCTACAAACGTCCACGGTGGGGACGACTACCTGGGATTTGTCGTGGGTGACGAGTCAAAGCTCAAGGCTGAGATAGAGAGAGTCTTCGATGACACTGGAATGGTCGCCGAAGTAGTCCCTCAGACTGACCGTCATTTTGCCACTTTCTATCGAAAGCGGTATATCCGCGGCACCATTGGGTGTCGTCCCGTCCCACAATTCGGGCGCGTGTTGGCAAAACTTAACTTGAGGCCTAATCGGAATACTCAAGTCAATGATCGCGATTACATGAGCGGCAAGTACTTGTCTGCCGCTTATGAACATCGGCACGTGCCTGGTATAAAGGATCTTCTGCTCGCAACTAGTGCTAGACTTTCTGACAACCCCTATCTTGATGTGCGCACTTCAAAACTCAAGGAGATGGGGGGGAAGGATAACGTCCATGAACTTGTAACTGGTACCCGAGAGCATACAATCAACGATTTTTCGTCTTATCTTGATGAAGTCTACGGCATTAACTATAACGACCTTTTCGAAACTTATGAGCGCGTCTCTCAGAGTTGTCTTGACTACTGTGAGGGGTGGACTTATGTCGGAAAGGACGGCAAAGTCGTTAACAAGAAAGGCAATTCAAAGTACATCGCCCCAAA